TCTCTCCGGGGATGCCAGTTTTAGGATACATTCAGCAAATATTACTATCCAAGCCACGGGTTGTAGGTTCGATTCCTACCTTCCTTCTTATGGAGGATGTAGCTCAATTGGTAGAGCAGTAGCCATAAAGTAAACGTATCCTGTTTTTATTATACCCGTGTAACTCAGTGGACTAGAGTACTACGCTACGAACGTGGGAGTCGGAGGTTCGAATCCTTCCATGGGTGCCAATTGTAGACAACTTAGGTGTGGCCGTGATGGAATGGTAGACATCCCATGCTGTGACCATGGTTTTTGTGGGTTCAAGTCCCACCGGTCACCCCTAAGTTGTTTTTATGGGGGGAGCCGAGGGCGGCGGCGTTGCTTTGCAAGCATCGTGACTACAAGGGTTCGATACCCTGGTCCTCCACCAAGTTATGGAAGGTTATCGGGGCTGGGCCCTGCGCTGTCTTGAAAACAGATGGACTGCTGACGCGGTTGGAGTTCGATTCTACCATCCTTCCTCCAAGTTTCGAAGTTAGACGTACTGCTTGAGTCCCAAGTAGCGGATGCTGGTGAACCAGCCTTAGTTTACCGTGAAGTATGGTTTGTTAAAACTCGCGGCTACGAGACAATCCAGCGAGTCCTCCCAGGAGGATAGTTGGGCACTTCGAAAAACTATAATATAGATAGCAGTGTGCGGGGCACAAGCTGGTTTGCTAAACCGGTCTACTGGAAACGGTAACAGTTCGAGTCTGTTGCTATCTGCCAATTTTATCTCTGTGTAATGTCAATCTGGTAGACGGCCTGATCTGGAGTCAGGAGGCTGTAGGTTCGAATCCTACCATGGAGACCATTTAATGCCCTGGACTGTGTTGCGAGCTGGATTTGAGGCCAGACGTAGAAAGGTTCGATTCCTTTTAGGGGCGCCAATTTTGCCTCTGTAGCTTAATGGTAAAGACGAGAGCTTATACCTCTCCAAAGCAGTGGCCAGATAAGCCACCGTGTGCAGGTTCGAGTCCTGCCAGAGGCACCAATTTAATGTCGCTGTCGTCTAATGGTTAGGACACTTATAAAAGGTGAGCCTGTTTAGGTTACGTTCAGCATATATTTTTTCCATGTCAAGGAAGAGATCTGGGTTCGAATCCCAGCAGCGACACCAAGTTTTAGGATAGTTTCAGCAACCATTTTATACATTTGACTTTTAATCAAAACCGTAAAAAAGCTATCCTGTATTTTTTTTGTTCAAAAGGAGAACGACATGAAACGTTCAGGTAAACGTTAGTGTCAATCTTGACCCCCGTATGGTCTTGATTGGCACGTAAAATCAATTTAATACGATCCAATCCCGTTAAGGTGTTACTGGTTGCATACATGACTCTTAATCATCGAGGTCACGGTTCGAATCCGTGTAGCGGGACCATATGGGGGTATAATTCAACGGCTAGAATAGCTGGCTTTTAACCAGTCTATCAGGGTTCGATTCCCTGTGCCCCTACCATATGAAAACATACTAAAGTTCTGGCCAGCCCTGACAGCTGAGTGCGACATAGTCTATCGATTTAGTGTGTTTCCATATGGTAACGTAGCATAACGGTTGTGCACCTCCTTCATACGGAGCCAGGTGTGAGTTCGAATCTCACCGTTACCACCAAACAATCTGGCGAGCATAGCTTGCTAGCAATTTTGCCCTGTTAGTTAAATGGTAGAACAACTGTTTTGTAATCAGTGGATGGCAGTTCGATTCTGTCACGGGGCACCAGAGCCTCTCCCTTGCATATGGAGTATAATAGGAAAAGTAGTATGCAATATACAGACCCCCGTTTTTCCAGTTGTACGGCGAACAACTAGGATGGAATTCATTTTTGTAGATAGTATAATCTGCAAATTGTAAATAAATGTATGCGGATGTAGTTCAGTTGGTAGAATACATGCTTGCCAAGCACGAGGTCGTGGGTTCGAACCCCATCATCCGCTCCATATATTTGCCTCCGGTTTTGTTCCTATAAGGTCCTCCGGAGGTTCGTGTTTTAGGATACCTACAGCAAATAACTTCGGTTAATTCGCTCCAAGCGATATTTGGTTCAAATCCAAAAAATTGCGTATCCTGTCAGTTGACCATTTAGGTTCTTTTCAGCAATCAAAATAATCTTTCTGTAAAAAAGAGGGGCTGGGTTCGAATCCCAGGCGTGAGTTGGTCTTCACGTTGGTGTAGTGGTAGCACGAAAAAAGAGAACCTGTTATAATAAGGAAATGCTATGAAAGCAATTACATTTAAAAATAGATTTAATGGCGAGCAAGTAATTTGTAAAGACGTTAAAGCTGTTCAGATAATTGACGGAATAGAGTATCTTCTTGTTAGTAGAACTATACAAGATAGAAAATTTCTAATGCGTAAAGACGCACTTGAAAAAATTAAAGGAAAATAACATGAATCCATGGATCCAGAATGTAGCACTAGCTGATATTCCTAAGGGACGACATATCGACGCAGGTATCAACAGTATGCTCATTCAAATTGTTGATCCAGATATGGAATTTCCTAAACCGTCTTATCAGTTTAAAGAAACACATCAATTTAAGTTTTTGGATTTAGAAAAATCCGACGACACAATTAACGACAAGTGGAAAATTTCAGACGAACAAGCTGAAAAACTTGTGGCTTTGTTGCAACACGCTCTTGACAACAGTATGAATGTTGTAGTACACTGCCATGCAGGCGTGTGTAGAAGTGGTGCTGTTGCAGAAGTTGGGACTATTATGGGTTTCAGGGATGCAGAAGCGTTTCGTAGCCCTAACTTGTTAGTTAAGCATAAGATGATGAAAGTCTTAGGTTTAACATACGATGAAAAAGAGCCACACACTGTTAATGGCATTATTGTTCCGGAAGATTGGAACAATGATAACGAAAAAGTTTTTACGTTAGCAGCAGCTAAACGTGAGCATAGAGAAAGAGAAGGTGACATATGAGTTTGTATAATATGTTGTTTGGTATGAATCCAGATACAGACAAGTTGATGGAAGTTCTAGGCAAGACTCAAGGTGACTTTGGTCGCTTTCGCAATGTCTATTTGGATGAAGGTTATATCGTTGTGCATACACGCAACGGTGGTGGTAACCGTGAAGATTACGAAGACGTGTTTGATGAGATGGCAGAGCATCCTTGGTACTCACATGATGAGGACGATAGCTTTGACTGTACATACGCAAACATCTACTTTAAGATTCCTGAGAATCATAAAGACTTCATGGCTATCCGTAACTTGAATGAAGGTAAGCCTCCACAGGAGCAATGGGCTGAAATCCTTGCTACAATGGAAGCATTGAAAAAGTAAAGGATAAGAAATGAAAACATGGGTTACAAGTGACTTGCATTTTGGTCACAAGAATATCATGAAGTTCTGCCCTGTAACCCGTGCGAGATTTCGCGATGACGTTAGTTACATGAACAATGAAATGGTACACGAATGGAATGCTCGAGTGCAGCCAGAAGATACTGTTTACATTTTAGGTGACGTTGCGTTTATGTCGGGCAGCGATGCAGGACGAATGATAAACAGATTAAACGGTACTAAAATCTTAGTTGAAGGTAATCACGATCGCAAGACATTACAAGATGCTACATTCCGTGGCGCATTTAAAGAAGTACACAAGTACTTGGATATTACATATAACGGTCACAAGATTGTTATGTTCCACTATCCAATTGCTGAGTGGGATCAAATGCACCGTGGCGCATTGCACTTGTATGGTCACTTGCATGGTGGCTCTAGTGGCTTAGAAAAGTATCGTGCGTTTGACGTAGGTATGGATTCAACAGGTGAAATTGTCGTGTCTATGGAATACGTAATCAATCGCATTAAAGATAACGAAATCAAAGGACACCACGTATGATAGACATTGTAGAAAAGGCTCGGGTTTTTGCAACTGCGGCACATGCGGCAGCGGCTCAGCTTCGTAAGTATACGAACGAGCCCTACATTGTCCATCCTGCAGAGGTTGCTGGTATTATAGATAATCTAGAAGGCGCAACTGCTAATATGGTCGCGGCTGCGTGGTTACATGATGTTGTTGAAGATACTGGAGTTACAATTGAAACTATCAAAGCAGAGTTCGGCGAAGAAGTTGCGGAGTTGGTGGGATGGCTTACAGACGTCAGTCGTCCAGACCACGGCAACAGAGCAGCCCGCAAAGCAGTTGATAGGGCTCACACAGCTATGGCAAGTGCAGAAGCGCAAACCATTAAGCTGGCGGATTTAATTAGTAACTGTACTAGCATTGTCGAACACGATGAAAACTTTGCTAAAACTTACTTAGAAGAAAAGCGACTGTTGCTTGAAGTATTAACTAAAGGCGACCGCGAGCTGTTTGATCGTGCTAACAAGATTGTTGCAAAATGACAACACCTGATCCCTGCTATAAAGGTTGGAAATTAGAGGACGGCAATACCGCAGGTCGGTGTTGCTGTTCTTGCAGATATCAAAAACCCATTGTAGGTCATCCGTGGAATAAAAGTTCATTTACAAAAACTTCAATTGGCACTATAATTGGCTATGGCTGCAATATGCCAGAGATTGAAAGAACAGTGTTTTTTGATGGTAATCATGGAATGTGCGAAATGCATGATTACAAGAACACTAACAACGTTTACCAACTGAAAAGAGTAAAGTAATGTTTAAAGACAATTTAAAAAATTACGTAGAAACTTCCGGACTGGTAAACATGAAGGAAGCTGGCGACGGCATCTACGTGTTGAAGTACAAAAAGAAAGTGTTCTACGATAACTTGTGGAACGAATACATTGCTGAATGTCGTGGATCTGTTGTAGATAAGGATTTCAACCTAGTTGCTTATCCATTTACAAAGATTTACAATTACGGCATTGAAAAGGAAGCACCTGTACTATCTAATGATACTAAGGTTACTGCATTCCGTAAGGTTAACGGCTTTATGGTATCGTGTACTTGGTACAATAACGATGTACTAGTTTCTACTACCGGTTCTACAGATAGCCCATATGTTGATATGGCAAAGGAAATGATGCTAACTCATGCTCCATGGGCTGACTGGCAAATGTCGTTTGCTAATTCAGAAATGCAAGGGTTAACTGTAATGTTTGAGTGTGTTCATCCAAATGATCCACACATCATTCCAGAAAAGCAAGGTATGTATGTACTAGGTTATCGTGAAAACGAATTTGGTAGCAAAGTGGGTCACGATCCATTTGTGCTAAAGGATCTATCACTTACCTTTAACTGCTTTGTGCCAGAAAGTGTAACAACTAACATGGCACGACTGCAAGAACTAGCCAAGGAATGCAAACACGAAGGTTATGTATTCTATACAGAAGATGGTGTAAGTGCTAAGA